TTAAAAAATTTCATGGATCAAAAAATGGTCTATTTTGTATAAAAAATATTATCGAGTACTTTTTTCAAGCTCAGATAAAAAGTGAACATCCTGAATCCTGTTCAAAGGCACGTACACTTCTTGGTCTTTTTCATAATACAGTTTGTATGGATGAAAATACATATAAAAACTCAAATAAACTCTTCGCCAAATCTGCCATAATGGAAGGTACACGTTTCATAGCCACTACTAATCCCAATCGTATGCCAAAAGATTCATCAGAATGTATTCTTATTTATGGAGATTATCCATATTATGCTAAAAATCTTTGGACTAATTGTAAACAAAATAGAATATTCAGAAATGTGATGTTTTATAATGAGGATCTTGGTGTTCCAATTCATTGGGAATATGAATCCTGTTGGGAACCTATAAATACGATATATGTTCTTAATCTGGAGGAAGCCCGTGATAGGTGGATTGCAGTTTTAGGTGAATTGGCTAAAATGGGGGCGCCTCTGAATCGCATTCATCATTACAAAGCTAAACGTGCTGAACCCCGTGGTGATAAACTTCAAGTATATGCAGGGGCTACTAAAAACCATTGCGATTGTGTCAAGAATTTTATAGAAAGTGGTGGTGAATATTGTTTAATTTTGGAGGATGATTTTATGTTTTGTTCAGATTATGAAAATAATAAATTGACTCTGGACAAATTTTTTAAGAGAAAGTATGATTTTGATTTATGTATGATTTCTTATTCAAAGATTGGGACTACCGAAGAAAAAGACGATATGATTTTTTTATCACATCAGGCTTGTACAACAAGTTCAGGATATATTCTTAAAAAATCTACGGCGGAAAAGATTTATAGTGTATTGTTTGAGGGATATACCTTAATGCTCGCAACAGGTGATTATGGTACATTTTGTTGTGATAGGTATTGGGCAAAAATTCAGAAAGATAATGGCTTTTTTCTCTTGAAGGATAAACTTGGATATCAGAGAATTATTTATAGTAATATTACTGGGCTACAAAATATGTATCTTGATTAAAAATTGACGGCACTTACGTGCGTCACCGTGGATTAGAAAATGACGTCAAATTCTAGAATGCCTCCAATTACTCGTGGTCAGTCTGATGCTGTGGCCAATTCTTCAATGGCTTCAAATAATAAAAAGTCAAATGATAAAAAGCGACAACTTCACAAGAAAACGGGTGGCGGTGGCGGTGGCGGTGGCGGTGGCGGTGGCGGTGGCGGTGGCGGTGGACGTGATGATGATAGTGTAGATTCTCGTGGAAATCTTCGTGGGTTTATTGATTATAATGAATCCGATGAAGATGTAGTTGTTCCAAAGAGACGGCAGGGTCAGGGTCAGGGTCAGGGTCAGGGTCAACGCCAGGCACCTGGAAAAAAGATTGATGCCAAGCAACCAAAAAATGATGACGACGATGATAAACCCAATTTTGGACGGTATAGTAATAAAAAGAATCAGGTAGTCAAACCATCAATGAAAACAAAGGCTCCTGCTTCTAATCCAGCCAAAAAGACAAGTAGTGGAGATAAACTATCTCGTCTCAAGAAGCTATCCAATATGAAAAATAAAAAAGTAAAAAATCAGGATTTGGAGGATGATGATGACGATGAGGAAGATGATGAATATGATGAGGACGAGGATAAGGATGAGGATGAGGATGAGGATGAGGACGAGGATGAGGATGAGAATGAGGATGAGGATGAAGATGATGAAGATGATGAAGATGATGAAGATGATGAAGATGATGAAGATGATGAAGATGATGAAGATGATGAAGGAAAAGGTGCTTCCATCTTCTTCACCTTTGGAGCCGATGATTCATCTACAAAAATGGTGCCCCAGCGTTATAATCTGAAGAAAGAGTCACCCGATGTCCGCAAATTCGTAAAACTTCTCACCGAGCCAATGGAAGATAACACTATTGATTCCCAGATTGACCAATTCAAGGCGCTAACACAAGAAAAACAGCAGGAACTACTACAAGCTCTTGAACGCCGTCCAACATCTACTGATACTGGTGTAAATCTAATGTTAAGAATTCTTCAACTCAAGGTACCACAAGAAGTACAGGCAATGGTTTTAGCCAAATACAATGCTTTACAGGCACTTGATCCAAGTAGTGGTGAATATTACAAGATGCGTAATTGGCTAGATAAGGCAGTGAGTGTGCCTTTTGGGATTTATAAAGAATTGCCAGTGAAATTGGATGATGGTACAGATAAATGTGGAACTTTTATGGAGAATTCGCGTAAATGTCTAAATGACGCCGTGTATGGTCAGGACGATAGTAAGCTCCAGATTCTACAATTCATTTCAACAAAGATCGCAAATCCCTCCAGTCGTGGTCTAAGTCTACTTCTTGTGGGTCCTCCTGGTATTGGTAAAACGTCCTTGATTAAAAATGGTATAGCTAAATCTCTTGGATGGCCATTTCAACTTATTTCACTCGGTGGGGATAGTGATGCTTCCACATATACAGGCCATCAACTTGTATACGAAGGCAGTCATTCAGGAAAAATTGTTAATTCACTGGTAAATTCAAAATCAATGTCCTTTGTACTTCTCTTTGACGAGTTAGACAAGATTAGTTTAACACCAAAGGGCGAGGAAGTACAGAATCTGCTTGTACATCTTACTGATCCAGTACAGAATTCTGATTTTGAGGATAAGTATTTGTCGGGTCTTCCTATTGATCTTTCAAAGGTTATGTTTGTATTTTCGGCGAATGATATTTCTAAGATTGACAAGGTTTTATTGGATCGTTTAACTGTTGTCCAGCTAGAAGGATATGATATGAAACAGAAGATTATTATTGCCGAAAATTATCTACTTCCTGCCGCTTTGCGAGAAGTAAATCTAACAGAAAAAGTCGCAATTTCTCGTGATATTTTACAATATGTTGTTGATCATTACGCAAAAGAAGAAAAAGGTGTACGTGAATTGAAGCGTTGTATTGAACAGATTGTTCAAAAAGTTAATATGCTTCGCATGTTTAACTCTAAGGATTTGCCATTCCATATCAAGGATTTTATTCTACCATTTGTTGTTAAAAAGGAGCATGTTGACTTATTTATTAAGCGCAAGGAAGATCATAGTGCTCCGCCTATGGGCATGTATACTTAGATGTGATGATTGCGGCGGACAGTGCGACGATTGCGGCGGACAGTGCGGCGATTGCGGCGGACAGTGCGGCGATTGCGACGATTGCGGCGGACAGTGCGGCGATTGCGACGATTGCGGTGGACAGTTCGAACTCCTCCCAAAACAGGTAAATTTGGTCCAGCTCCTGCCCCACTTTCTGTTAATCCAAACTTAGATGCCTGTTCAGGATGATCCCTTACAATAGCATTTATTTCTCTTTCCTCTGAAATTGTTGCTGTCATACTTGTTGAATAACTTTTTGTAGTAGTAAACAAACCAAAAAAAGATGGTTCGTTTACATTCTCAACAGCCTGACTATATTCATTTGAAGGTGGAGCATTTACAATAGACTGGCCGTGTACTTTCTCGGCTTTTTTTAGTTTTATGTACGCATCAAATACTTTCGTAGCCAAGCCATCCAACACTGTTTTTGTCCCTACTGTGCCTAGAGCAACTGACCCACTTCTTTTATATTGAGTTTTATATTGATTTAACGCTTCTCGGAATTTAGCCCCAGCATCAACAAGTGCCTGACCAGTTTCCTCTCTTTTTCTAGCTCCAGAATGTAATGCCTCTACACCTGTATATACACCAGAGTATCTAGGTCCTGATGCCATTCTATTTTACTAATAATATTTTCGACCAACGGGCATTTTAGATACCTGTTTGTGATCGATCTGATTCGTGCGAATTTATCAGCATTCACTCGTATATAAATACATATAATTACTCGCACCAAAACGGGGCGTAGGCAAATACAAACTACTTTCATCATCCATCCACCACCAATGGCCATTCAGTGGACTACAAAACTGTGCTGTATAATGACCTCCCATATGGCTTCCATGATGATCCACAATTCCCCGTAGTTGAAACACACTATCAAACCCACTTCCAGTCACACCAGCACAACTCGGTTCAAAGAATGGATTTAAATCCACTGTGTTAGCCTCGGGAACACCATTCATATTTTTTCTGCCATTCGGTGTAAATCGCTTCAGACAGATAAACAGATTTTTAGGAATTCTACAAAGGGTTAAATGAATCGTTGCCTTGGTTCGGGTAGGTGAACATAGTTCACACGCATAATCTTCAAGTTCCTCCACTTTGAAACAGTTTTTCATCCATTCCTGAAAAGGTTTATCAGAATCCAAACAATCAATCTTGAGAATATTAAATGGTTCATAAGAATCACTAAATCGTCCACACGTTTCACACCGTACAGTTTTTTTCATCAGTCCGAAAAACAAATCAGCAACTTTGGAATTGTTATGTAGCATGAAATTGTTCCACATTTTCCGTGATGGAATCTTATTCTGTGAATTTGAATTCGTAGATTTAACTTTCAAAGCTTCATGAAACATATCAAGCAAATACACCAAAAACTCATGGGCATCATTTTGTATCGGCATGGCAAACATGTCCCAAACAGTATCTTTTACACATTCCCGTATCATATTCATCCATCCATAAGGCCTTACAAATCCAGGGCGACTCGCTGACCAAAGTGATTGTAGAAGATCCTTGTATCCAAGTAGAATTTTCATTTCTTTACGATCATCTGGAGTAAAATTTTCAGATAATACGTGGGCAGACCAATTACCACAAGCACGAAGGATTTGTAGAGTGCTGTTGGCATAACATGTATTTCCGAGGTTAGCTATGCCGAGAATTCCCTTTAAATCCGCTTCTGAGATATCTGGTGGTAGACTTACTGCTTCAGGTTTTTGTAGACGTGGACGAATTTGATACCTTGCTCGCATTCTAGCTACACTTTGTTCCATTTGTTGTGAGGAATTTTCAGATGCTTTCTCTTCTTCGTCGCTGGATTTCTCAATTTCCTCCTGGCTTTTGCTCTGGATTTCTTCTTCAAATTCAAGTTCAGGCTCTACCTCAGTTTCACTCGGACTTTCCTGAGAGATAAAAGGGGGTGACGGAAGACTATCAATGTGCGGACTGCTCAATTCCTCATTATCCGATGTACAATCCATTATAAGTTTATTATTATAAGGGCTTAAGTCCTGAGTGTATTAATTATATAAATGGCCAATTCAAATTCAAATTTTTTTCAGGTGCCAGTACCTACCTCGCCGTTGATGGCGACATCAATACCGCTACGAACACAAACAACGGCACAGATTCAGCCCAGTGCTATCTCAGGATATCAGCATATTTATGGAGTTGGATTATTAGACGATATACATAATTATTTTCCTGAATTTATGTATAATCAGCCACGATTTCAACAACCACGTGATATTTTAGATTATTTTCATCAAAGTATGGCATTGTTTAGTGGATTTCCAGAAGCACAGGAACAATATATTCAACATCGTTTTTGGCAGCATAGTAGGACTCCTCCTATCTGCCCTCATTGTAATCATTACACACAAATCCACCCAACAAATCAGCTTGTTGTTGGAATGCCACGAAGACGAAGAAATTTCACTCGTACATTGACACCAATTCGCAGAACAGTTCCAGCACCAGCACCAGCACCAGCACCAGCACCAGCACCAGCACCAGCACCTGCCCCTGCCCCTGCCGCTGCCCCTGCCCCTGTCCCTGTCCCTGTACCTGTCCCTGCTCAGCCCTCCACAGGCATCAATCATCGCCAAACATCAACAACTGTACGTTTCCCAATTATAACTACACAATATTTGAATCAACCTCTCGATGAAAACACAACACTGCAAAATTTCCTTGATTCTATTGGTTTAAATAATCCTCTATTATCATCTTTATCAGAATTTACTAATTTGTCACTAAATACTCGCAATTTTGACAATCTTGAACCGGTAATTGTCCGACCAACTTCTGAACAAATTGATATAGCGACTGATGTTCATACAGTTGATACACCAGATAATTCAACATGTACAATTTGTTTATCTGGATTTCAACGAGGTGATGAAGCACGAATAATAAACCATTGTGGTCATACTTATCATAAATCATGTATTGATAGACACTTTGAGGGATCAGTAAGATGTCCGTTATGTCGCTATGATATTCGTGAAGCCTCAGAATAATAAAAAATAGGGCATTAATTTAGAGAAATGTCCTTTTTATCAGGAGCACCATATACATCATCTCAGCAAGATACTAATCAGCCAACTGTAACATTTCCTGGAGGAATAGGAACTCTATCCTCTGGAGAAATACGAGTATCCTTTGGAGGTCGTCGCCGCACTCATAGTACTGTCCGCCACAGTCGCACTCGCCGCACTGTCCGCCACAGTCGCACTCGCCGCACTATCAGGCGTCTTAGAAACTGATACTTTGAGTCTCTCAAGATAAAGAATTCCATCCATTAGTTCTTCCTGAGCATGATTAATCCAATCAAGAGTGTTAAGATCCGTTCTATCAAGAGTTGTTCCATACTTGGCTATTCCAAGCAGGGAACGTTTCTGAAATTTTGCAACAACAGATTCAACAATTGAATCACGGGGTACAATATATCTGGCAATGATAGGCTTTTTTTCTTTATTAGATGCCATCTTCTTCTATCAGTACTCTACATGTCCCCAAATCAATTTTTGTGTAGTTTATATAGAATGGCAGCAGCATCTCTATCTCTCTCTGGTAATCCTTTATTTTATCCTGACTATAATCGTGATAGAGCAGAACATGAATTAAAGACAATAGGACGACCTATTGTGCGACCTTCAAGTCAATCAGGAAAATATGCTATAACATATTTTAATGAATCTGGTGCTATAGTTCATTCATTGATTGGCGTAGTAGGTGTAGAAAATTACAATAGCATGAGAGGAAGATTTTACCGTCAGGTATTTTTTTTACAAGGATTAGACAGGCAATTTGAATCTTTACAAGAATTAGTTGATTTTGTGAAAGCTTTTAATGAATTAGCTTATACTCACTCAACTGAAAGTACAAATAATTATAATAATTTAAACCAAAGTGAAATGAATAATACACTATCACCTCTACGGAGCAATGTTAGAACTTTGGGACGTGGAAGAAGATATCGCAGACGTACCACTAATCGCAGACGTATGGCTAATCGTAGACGCACCATTAACTATCGAAAATAATTTTATGAAGTTATCAAAATTATACCGTTGGCACTTAGCGGGGCAAAGCCCCTCTTTTTGCTGGGTTAGAAGAGCACATCAGTCAGGAGCCAACGGGCATTTTAAATACCCGTTGGTCTAAATATAAAAATTACAATAAATAGAATATAAATAATATGACATATAGTCTGCGAATTGAACAAAATGAAGATGATGCGTTTAAACTATATATTACAGCTGGAAATGCCACACTCGCATTTGATTATTATTATGGCGCAACCATCACTAAAAATGATGATACATATATTATAGAACCAAATGATCTTGGCAAGTCAAACTGGACAACATCCCCACAAAGTACTATTATAATCTATGAAGATAGAATTGAAGTTAATACACTTTTGCCTTTATCAGTAAATGAAAATAACAATAATGATCGCCAAGTTGAAAAAAAAGTACTCAGAGTACCAAAAGATATGATTATTATATTTAAAAAATATTTAGATAATATTATTAATAAATCTAATTCTAATAATGATGATATGATGATATTTCCTGAAATGTCCTATAATTATAATACAAGACGTGCTCGTGCTGAAGCCTCGGTTCCTTCCAAATTATTAGGTAATACTGGAAGTAAAGTCGCAAATTTTTTAGTTGGTAC